GGCATGGGTCAAACCTCACGCGTTGACTACATTGCAGAAAAGACCAGCTACCTGGTTGCTTCAATGTTCTCAGCTGGTGCGGTTGCGATTGATGACGAAGGTATCGTCACAATCACTTGCCGTGAATCGTAAGGAGGCTTGAACAATGGCATATTCAGTAACAGGGCTTCAGCCCATCGGCGGTCAAAGCAAGGCTGGTAATGCACCACAAATGTGGTCTTACACATCAGCTGACGCGATTGCGACAGTCAACACTTCTGGTTACTTCAATGATGCAGCCGACGTGTTGAAAGTTGGTGACCTGGTCTATGTGTACGACTCAAACACTCCAACAGCATCGCTTGTTGTTGTGTTGTCAAACACTGGAACAGTCGTTGACGTTTCTGACGGTACAGCACTGTCAGTAGCAGACGCTGACTAATCGAATCGGCTCCCCTCCGGGGGAGCCTTTTCTATATGAGGTGATACATGGCATCGGGTGATACCAAACTGTCCATCTGTTCGGACGCATTAATTCTCCTGGGGGCATCGCCTCTTTCGTCGTTTTCGGAAGGTACTGACGCAGCGCAGATCTGCGACCGGCTATATGACGATCTTAAAGATTCCTTGGTTGCGGCATATCCTTGGTCGTGGTCATTTAAGAAAACGCAGCTTGCTCGACTGACAACAACTCCGCCAAACGAGTGGAAGTATCAGTACGCATTGCCTGGCGATACGCTGGCAGGAGTCAGAGCTGTTTACAATACCAACGCAGTCGGCGTACCTCCAATCCAGTATGGGTGGGAAGTTCATGGCGAACATGTTGATACAAACGAAGAGACAATCTTTGTCGACTATCAGTTCTCCCCAGGCGAGTCGATTATCCCAACGTATTTTGTCCAGCTTCTAAAATATGCAATGGCTGCTGAGATAGCGGAAACCGTCACAGACCAAATCACCAAGGCTCAGTACTTTGAGCAAAAAGCATTTGGCACCCCGGCTGAAAACCGGCGAGGTGGTTTCTTTAGGGTTGCAGCAAATATTGATGGCGCGAATAACTCGATCGAGGCGTTCCAAGACTTCACGTTAACGGCGGTGCGTGCATGAGCCGAATTATCCAGGTGCAAACAAATTTTACATCTGGAGAACTTGATCCGAAGCTGAGAGCGCGGATTGATCTTCAACAGTACTACAACGGGCTGGAAACTGCTCAAAACATCGTTGTACAGCCGCAGGGCGGGTTTGTTCGCCGCAATGGTACTAAGTACCTAGCAGAGCTCCCATCGTCTGCTGGAACCGCTGTGCGGATGGTAAACTTTGAGTTCTCGGTCAATGACAGCTATATGCTGATATTTGTTGATGAACGCATGTATGTATTCAAGGATGGCGTTCTTATCACAAATATTAACGGGTCAGGGAATGATTACCTGGTCGTGACCAAGATCACCGATGCGGTGATTCCAACAATGTGTTGGGCTCAATCAGCTGATACGTTAATCATTGTCCAAGAAAGCTTGGTTCCACAAAAAATTGTACGCGGAGCGTCAGACTCTTCATGGACCATTTCGGACGTGTCGTTCAACTTCATCCCTCAGTACGCGTACACAATCAGCACGTCAAACCCAGCTGCTGATATTACGCCTGATGCCTCAAGTGGAAACATCACAATCACTGCAAGTGCAGGGGTGTTTCTTGCAGCGCACATTGATCAATATATCAACGTCTCTCCACAGGGCAGGCTGCGGATTATTGACTACGTCAGCAGCACGTCAGTCAAGGCAATATCTGAGGTGCCGTTATTTGATGATTCAACGATCAGCTCTGGCGACTGGGACTTGGAAGAAGGCTATGAGGATACCTGGTCAGCATCACGAGGCTGGCCCCGCAGCGCAGTATTTTATGAAGGGCGCCTATACATGGGTGGCGCATCATCTCGGCCATCAACATTCTGGGGAAGCCGCGTAGGAAATTTCTTCAACTTTGACCCAGGCGAAAACTTTGATGACGCTGCGATTGAGGCGACTCTGGATACAGGACGTTTTAACGCTATTGTTGATTTGTATGCAGGACGTAATCTACAAATCTTTACAACAGGCGGTGAGTTTTATGTACCGCAAACATTAGGCGATCCGATCACGCCATCCAACCTGTCGGTGCAGGAGCAAACATCAAACGGAGCAAGGGTTGGTATCCGGGTGGTCAACGTCGATGGCGCCACTGTATTCGTGCAGCGCCAGGGCAAAACGCTGGCTGAGTTTATTTTCTCTGACGCAGTTCAGGGTTACGTCACAACCAAGATCTCATTGCTGTCGTCCCACTTGCTTAAATCCCCGTCAGACATGGCGGTGCGCAGAGCAACTTCCACAGATGAAGGCGATCAATTGCTAATCGTCAACGCAGACGATGGATCGATCGCCTGCTACACATTACTGCGATCTCAAGAAATTATTGCCCCAACAGAATGGACCACTGATGGTGAATACCTTTCAATCGGGGTCGACATTGCAGACACATATGTTGTTACCAAAAGAAACATTAACGGCAGCGACGTGTACTACGTTGAATTGTTTGTGGAAGGCCTGACGCTAGATTGCGCGAAAACAGAAACTGTTGGCTCATCTACCGCGTCGGTATCTGGGCTTGGTTTCTTAGAGGCAGAGACAGTCAAGGTTATCCGAGACGGGATTGTGGAGGCCGACAAAGTCGTCGCTTCTGGGGCGGTTACGTTTACGATTGCAGCCGAAGAAGAATATTCAATTGGCCTAAACTACACGCCAACGGTAGTCACGATGCCGGTTGAGCCAAGGCTGCCATCAGGCAACATTCGTGGGTTTAAGAAGCGAATCCTGGAGATCAACTCAGAGCACTTTGAATCACAGGCTGTAACGATCAACACAGAGCAGGTTGCCTTCCGCCAGTTTGGCGAAAACAATCTAGACCAGGCGGTTCAGGAATTTACCGGCACTAAGCGCTCCGGTCCACTGCTTGGTTTTGAAAAAGAAGGTAAGATTACGATTACACAGACAGTGCCGCTCAAAATGAATGTGCTGGCGCTCGATTACAAAATATCGGTAGGGCAATGATATGTCGGCAGGAATAGGTTTAGCATTATCAGCAGTCAGTGCTGTAGGGCAGATCCAAGCAGGGCGCGCTCAAGCGCGGGCATATCAACGTCAAGCTGAAATTGAAAAGCTCAAAGCAAAGCGCACCGAGATCCAATACAAGGAGCAAGGCGTAGCAGTGCTCAAGAAGTTACGCCAGAACCTATCAACCGTTACCGCACGCGCCGCATCAGGCGGCCTTGACCCATATAGCGGAACGCCGCAAAGCATCAAGGATTATGGCGCTAAGACAGGCACAGAAGAATTTTACCTGGCGCAAGAAAACGCAGCGCTTGCGTTAGTCACTGGTGACATCAATGCGGCGCAGTACCGTGACGCAGCTTCCCAGGCAAGGCGCCAAGGGTTCTATAATGCAATTGGCACGATGGGCATGGCCGTCGGCACATACAGTGCGCTGGGCGGTCCTGACGCGTCACTTAACCCGTTTGCGACCAGTTAGGATAAGACGTAATGGTAATGCCACTCTATCAAAAAGCCGGTGTACAGCTAGCAGCTATTCCACAGATGACCACTGTAGGCATCCAAGAATCTGCGCGCACTGCTCAATCTTTGTCTAGCGCACTAGATAGGCTATCAAGTTTTGCTTTCAAGCAGGCCGAGATCAAAGCTCAAGTTGAAGGCAAAGAGTACGGCGCAATCAACGCTCCAACAAAAGAGCAGATTGAAGATGCGAAAAAGTCTGGCGAAGATATTTCTACCGTTTTGCCTGGCGACAAGACTACTGTATTTGGGCGAGCGGCTAGGGCAACAGCAATTGATAGCTTGTCGCTTGATATGGAGATGTCAGCAAGAAAGGAGATTGCAACGCTACAAGCGCAATTTGAGGCCGGCACAATTGGTCTTAATGAAATGCAATCTAGCTTAGAGTCACTAAGCAAAACCCATCAAGAAATCTTAAACCAGGTCAGCCCTCTTGCAGCCCAAAAGTTTGCTGCATCTATTGGCGTTATCTCTAACTCTGCGTATCTGGCAGCAGCTAAAGACATGGCTGCGCAAAACAAGAAAGATGAAAAAATCAGCATCTTAGAAAGCGTCCAGACATTTATTAGAGACGTCGAAACCATTGTTAAGGCTGGGCCGACCGAAGACCCGTTGACAAAAGAAACACTAACCCCTGACGAAAAAGTTGAAATAGCGCGGCAGCAAATAGCTACTCTTGCAAAGCGAATTGATGATCCAGACTTCTTTAACACCAAAATCAAAGAGCTAGATCAGGCTGTCTCAAACGCGAAGATTAACGTCGTCATGAGCCAGGCCATGGAGTCACCAGGCAAAGGATTGCTCGCGATTCGCGGGCGTGCAAAGTTTGATGACAAAGAAATTCAAGCAGTGTTTGATTCCATGAGCGTTGAAGAAAAGAATCAGGCATACGTCAAAATGCAAGCAGCTTTGTCTCAGGAGAACTCACTTGCGGCGCAAGCAGAAGCTGCTAGTGAAAGACGCAAGACAAAGCAATCAGCGGCAAAAGAGTCAGAGCTCCTTGCGGCAATTAGCAGCAACGATATTGATGAGCAAGATCGTATTCTTGAAGAGCTCAAGAAAATTGATAACGCAAAATACAACTCATACTTCAAAGCAATTAATATTGATGGTGGGTACGACGACAGGCAAGTTGTTGAAGCTCTTGAGTTTAGCGTCATCCAAGGGACTCTGACTAGAGAAGCGGTTAACGATGCAAGATCAGAGCGCAAGATTAGTAGCGCAACGTATGTCTCATTATTGAGCAAGATCGCCAATCGCGACGACGAAACATACAACGAAGCGATGCGCATAGTTAAAGGCGACATCGGCTTGCCTGACAAGCCGTTTGCAAACGCAGACATCATCGACCGTGGCGCTCAGCAAAAGGTTGCACAGATTGAGCGTGAGCTCATTCTTGCAAGAAGGGCGGACCCATCGCTTGATGCAATTTCGTTTGTGTTGCCAAGAATTCAGAAAGTGAAAGACGACCAGGCTGACGCAAAAGCTCGGAACAAAGCTCGATCTGCTTTAGCTCAGGCGCAGCGCAGATTCGACCGGGACGGGTCAAAAGGATTGACTGCGACAGCGCTTCTTGAAGCTGCGCGCAACGCATCCTATCCGACTGAGAGCGCAAAGAAAGCTGCGATCGAAGGCCTTGAATTGTACATACGATTAGAAGATGAGGCTCAGTGATGAACTTGATTGAGCAAGAAATTGCAAACAGCTTACAGTCACTAGAGACGGGCGAAGCTCGGTTCATTCAGGGCAACAAAATTGTAACCCAGTCGGATATTGATTTAGCTGACATGGAAGCTCAACAGGCGCTAGAGGCGCAACAGGTCAACCCATCAATGATGGCTGAAGGACAGTCAGTATCTTCAGGGCCGGCTGCAGAGCCAACACCAATCCCAGGTATCGGCACAGGAGCGCAGGCTTTTGGAGGAGTTGAGGATCAAACAAACATCGAAGCGATCGCTGGGCCGGTTGAGGAGATGACTGTCGGTGAGTTTGGGGAAACAGTTGGTTTAATGGCTACCGGTGCGATTGGCGGAGCGGCAACAGCAACACTCGGCTTGCCTGGGGATGTTGTGGCAATTGTGGAAGGAATTGTTAAAGCATCTGGCGCGGAAGAAGGCGAGGGATTAAATGCCTTCCTACAAGGGATGGGCCGGGTATCCGAACAATACGGGTCAGCAGCAACGACCAAAATGTTGTACGACTTTGTGGATGGCCTAGACATTACTGACGAAGCTAAAGAAAAAATTAAAACCGGATCATCAATGCTCGGCGAATGGGCAGAGATTCCTGGCGTTGTCCCAGCGGCGCAGGCGTTTATGGCCGGCGTCAGAAAGACTGGTGGCTACATCGCTGGTGCTGAAGGCAGGGTTGCCGAACGTGGCACTCAGTTAATGTCAGGCGTTGATCCTCAAGCTGCTCTTGATGAGGCGATTGTAGGCGTCAAGAAGTTGCTTGGGCGGAGCGAGACTATACCTGAAGTTAGAGCTGAAGGAGGGTTACCTATTGCTCCAGAGAAAGGAGCTGAAAACCTCAGACTGCACACTCAACGTATGCAAAGCACACTTGAAAAAGGCAAGCCGTATCCAGGGGCTCCAAAAAACCCCAGGACAGTTATTCCAGCTCCAGAAGGTTCTGGCTTACCTGACATCACCGTCGGAAACATTACGCCGCAGGATTGGCAGAATAGAATTGAATCAACTTTATCGCCGCAAGAAATCAGCAATTATTCAGAGTGGTATAAAAAAGTATTCGGTGAATTCCAGCGGTTAACAAATGGCGATCCAGAAGAGATGGCGCGGTTAACCGATGCGTGGTTTGCCGGACAGCAGAACTCTAGCCCATCTCAAACATTGAATGACGTATTGTTTATTTACGAACAGATCAAACGCGGCGTGCCGAAAGAAGAGCTCAAGGGCAAAGGGCTGCCATCAGCCAACAAAATTGTAATTGACATTTTGACTGAATCTGAGATTACCGGCGGCGCAGGACAAAAGATTGCAGACTTCTTGGATAGCGGTTATCAAAAGAACGTGCGCTCAATCATGGGCAACGCACCAGAAGGCGGGGCGCCATTTGTCGTAGACATTCACACTGGGCGTGACACAGGTCTTGTTGATCCTATATTTATCAATCACTTAAAGCGCCTTGGTTACGATGTACCAGAGGATCTGCAGATTGATTTTACTAGCGGCATCAGCGGGCCAATGTATGAAAGCAGAGCTATGTTCGGCCAGCAACTGACAGATCATTTGAATGCTCAGGGATGGATGGGCCGATCTGATTGGGAGCCAGCAGAAATTCAAGCAATTGGTTGGATGCAGCTGTCTAATATGTACGGCACATCAAACGTCGGCGGAGACATTACAGACGCATTCGCACGCAACACGCGCCGCATTTCAATGGAAGTCGATCCTGGGGCTGGTTCCCCATGGGCAGAAAAGTTTGGCGACGATTACGGCACGCTAGATGCGGAAACAAAGGTACAGATCAATGATGAGGTCACAGCAAGAGCGATCGAATTAGTTAATGATCAAATGGGTATTAGTCTTGGTCAGACGGTGCATGGCACTGGAGGGTGGGAGCTTTATACAAACCCATCAACAGTACAGCAAGCAATCGCCTCCAAAGACGCGGCAATTGAAGCGGGTGCTCGACTAGGTTACCTGTTACAGCAAACTGAAGTTTGGGTAAACGCGCCTAAGACATTGACTAAGAATCCTAAAAACTTTGCCGTCGACATTATCGAGACGTCAGGTGAAAATCTGCGCGATGGATCTGCGCTGGGAGATTTGTTCCAGCGATTAATTGACGAAGATCCAAACGGGCTATTCAGGGGTTACCAGCCAATCGTTATTGACGGTAAACCTGGAATCCGAATCCTGATTACCCAGGATGCAATCAAAGAAAGCCCATTATCTGCTGCTAAAGCAAAAGAATATATTGTCGATTTTGCAAACAATAAGTTAGGCAAGATTACAGATGACTTGCAGTTCGACGCAGAAATCGACATCATGGAAGCCGATTTGACGCAACTAAGAAATGATTGGACAGAGGATAAAACAGGTGGCGGTTACAAAAATTACTTTGGTGGACAAGCCGGGCAAGATGAGGGCGCAGGACTCGGGGCAGTACTCGATCGTGACAGCCGCGAACTTGAAGAGCTCTTCCGCACAAAAATTGAACAAGCCAAAGCAGGCACAAACAGGCAAGTAAACACCGGGTCGCCTGACTCAGGTATGGAGGGCGCTCAGTGATCGAAAAGAAAATACAGGACAAGGTTGAAGACACAGTCGTTGCTGCTTTAGAGCAAGACATTGTCCACTCTACTCAGCCTGGAGTGATTGACCCTGTTGACCCTGTGCTGACAGACAATGGCGTTCCTTTACAGGAAGACCCAGCCTTTGACCCTCTTGCCCCAGCAGAACAACCAGAAGTTCCGAAGCCAGAGGATCAGGTTGCAGGGCTGGGCAGCGTTGTTTCCAATGCATTAGAAGGAATGGCAAAGCGCACAGCTGAAGCAGAGAAGCGCGTTGTATCCCCGCTATCACCTGAGCCGATTCAAAAGGTTGGTTCAACATTACTGGTTCGAGAGGCAGACCAAGCCACTGTTGATGCGTTAAACGAAGGCCTTGGTGGAAACTACGTTAAAGGACTCAACCTCCCAGACATCGCTGCAGCCGGCGGTGAAATGGATCTTGCCACATTCCTTGATTCGCTAAAACAAAACAACGCAGCGCTGTTTGAGCAAGCTCGGCGAGGCACGTTAAACATCGAAGCGTTAACCGATCTGGCTAGCAGCCAAGACATGCAGCGCGTGATCTATGATTGGACACAGCGTGCGCCTGGAGATGCTGCAAGTGCTGAAGATCTGCTTGCGGGGATCATCGGGCTCAAGGCTTCAATTGACCAGACAAGAGAAGCCATTGCAGTATTTGATGGAATGCCTGCCGGTCCAGAGCGTGATGCTGCTGTATTGAAAGCAGGGCAAATGGTTACGCTAGTATCTCAAATTGCCGCCAACGTATCTGGCGCTTCATCTGAAGCTGGTCGCGCATTGTACGTCGCGTCAGCTTTGAACAAAGCTGGCTTCCCTAACCCAGCTGACGTCATGACAAATCTGTATGACCTGCAGAATGCAAGAAGCGTCGAGCATATGCTTGAATTGTTTATGGTTCTTGATCCTGGTCAGCAAGTTGATTTTGCTAAGAAAGGCTTAATAGCCAGGGGCGTTGACGCAATGATTGAGGTTTGGATTAACTCAATCCTTACCTCTCCCGTGACGCACATGGTCAACATTGCAGGCAATACGTCATTCATGATGCTGCGCTCTTTGGAGACAGCTGTCGCGTCAGGCATCGGGAAAGTGCGCTCTGGCATTACAGGCAACGCCGATCGCGTGCGTGCGCGTGAAGCGCTAGCGCAGTTAGAAGGCATCCGCGCCAGTGCGTTTGATTCTTTTCTGGTCGCAGGTAAAACAGCGTTTACCGAAGAGGCCTCTGACGTCGCGTCGAAAATTGACGTGCGTGAGCGCAGAGCCATTGGTACGACAGGCGACCCAAGAGTAGTTGTTCAAGAAATTAGAAAGGGAAATGTTGGCGCTGCGTTCGTCAACACGATGGGCATCGTTGCCAGGATGGGCGGTCGAGCTTTGCTTGCGGAGGACGAGTTCTTCAAGGGCATTGCGCGCAGATCACAAATTTATCAGCTAGCAGAAATTGATGCGGCGAATCTGTACGATGAATTACTTGCAGCCGGCAAAACAGTTGATGAAGCCAAGGCAGCATACGTCGAGCGCAAGACCAAAATCCTGATGGACCCTCCACTGGATATGGTCCGGTCAGCAGACGAGGCGGCACGCAAGCTGACTTTCCAGGGTGATATGGATGGATTCCTTGGCGACCTGCAACGCGCTATGTCACATCCTTTAATCAAGTTATTCGTACCGTTCTTCAAGACGCCAACAAACGTCATGGGCGAAACCTTTGCGAGATCACCGCTTGCTTTACTTCACCCTAAAACATTAAGCCAGATCAAGGCAGGTGGGCGCGAAGCTGACATGGCAATGAGCCGTATTGCTACCGGGTCGATGGTCATGGGCATGATGGGCTGGTTGTCAATGGGTCTGTATGGCGAAGACAACGACGTGATCATCACAGGCGCAGGCCCAACCGACCCAAGAGCACGCGCAGCGTGGACAAGTAACCTTGGGTTCCAACCGTACTCTGTGAATGTACGCCAGGAAGACGGCACTTACTTATCAATTACTTACTCTCGGTTTGACCCAGTCTCTGGCGTGTTAGCCATGGCGGCTGACTTTGCGTATTACGCGCAGTACGAAGAAAACCCTGACGTACTGGATGCGCTTGCAACAGCAGCGACACTGAGCGTCTCTGAGTACGCATTGCAGATGCCTTTCTTGCAAGGTGTGCAAGAGCTTGGCATGGCGATGATGAACCCAGACCCAAGGGTTCGCAGTGAGCAATTACAGAGACTGTTGACAGAGAAAGTTGGGGGCGCCGCATTAACGATGGTTATGCCTGGCACTAGCTCTTTCTCCAAAGGTGTCGGCAGACTGCAAGACCCAACAGCACGCCAGACAATGCCAGAAGCGGGAACGGTTCCATTACTTACAACAACCAAAGAGATTGATGGCGTAGAAGTCTCTGTTCCGATGGACATTACCGATGCACCGGCTTGGATGCAGGGATTCTATACAGCGCTTAACAAGGCCAAGGCAAACAATCCTTTCTTTAACCAGGACTTACCGCCACGTCTTAACGAATGGGGCGAAGTTATGACTGTAGGCACTGGAGCTGGCTGGGAATTTTGGTCACCAGTACGCATTAAAAACACAACCTACTCTCCGGTTGATGAGGAAATGGTTTACCTGGGCGGAGGCGTAAGCCGTACTCCACAAAAGATCAGCGGAGTGCAGCTCAACTCAGAGCAATACAATCGGTGGATCGAGCTGACGAATACTTTAGATGCGATGGGATTCCCTCCAGAGCATTCAGAGTATGACGTGTCTCTAGTTCTGCTCCCAAGATTGCAGGATGAAATATTCTCAGATCAGTACCAATCCTATCCAACAAAAGAAGATAAGCTCAATGCACTGAACAATATTATCTCGACGCAGCGCACAATAGCGCGCGATCGAATGTTGTCAGAATACCCAGAGCTTGCTGAAAAAGTTAACGCGGCACAATGATGATGTCCAAACGGAAATATGGTAAAAAGGCAAGTAATTCAGAGGACTTAGTAAATGGCTGACTACAACATCAACGCGGTAACGCGAAAAGTATCATACACCGGTTCGGCTGGCGTTGGTCCTTACGCATTTAACTTTGAAATCCTGGACGAAAATGACGTCGCAGTTTACTTCAACACAACGCTGCTGACACTGACCACTGATTACACGGTCACCATCAATGCAAACGGCACAGGCTCTGTCACCATTGTTGTCGGAACTAACGTCCCAACGACTCCAGACGCAGACGACACCATCATCATCGTTGGCGCTCGGGACATTGAGCGTACCACTGACTTTGTGACAGCTGGTGACTTGCGCGCTGCGGCGCTCAACGAGCAGCTTGATTCAGCGATCATCTTTGATCAGCAAATCTCTGAGCGGGTGGACCGCGCATTAACCGCGCCGGTCTTTGATCCAACAGGGATCGACATGACATTGCCAGCCAAGGCAGATCGCGCTGGCGCTGTTCTCGGATTCAACGCCACAACAGGTAACCCAGAGGCCGGTCCAACAATCGCAGACGTCTCATCCCTTGCGGCGATCACAGCAGACATTGCAACCTTGGCCGACATCGAAGACGGCACAGACGCAACGGATGCAATCCAGACAGTTGCAGCCAACAACACCAACGTCACCACAGTCGCTAACATTTCGGGCAACGTCACCACAGTCGCAGGGATTAGCTCGGATGTAACATCTGTGGCAGCGGATGCCTCAGATATTGGCACTGTGTCCAGCAATATCAGCAACGTCAACACAGTGGCTGGAATTAGCAGTAATGTCAGCACTGTTGCTGGGAACAACGCAAACGTCACAACAGTTGCGACGAACATCTCAGACGTCAACACAGTCGCCGGGATCAGCAGCGATGTTTCATCTGTTGCGGCGATTGACTCAGACGTCACCACAGTTGCAGCAGACGGTACGGATATCGGTGCGGTTGCAACGAACATCGCAAACGTCAATACAGTTGCGGGGATCAGCGGTAATGTCACGACGGTCGCAGGGATTTCTGCAAACGTCACTGCCGTTGCTGGTGACGCAACCGACATTGGCACAGTGGCCACAAATATTTCAAACGTCAACACAGTCGCTGGCATCTCATCTGATGTCACAACAGTGGCCGGTATCAGTGCAAACGTCACATCGGTTGCAGCCGATGCAACGGACATTGGAACAGTTGCCACAAACATGGCGAGCGTCAACACGGTTGCCAGCAACAGCGCAAACGTCACAACGGTTGCCGGGATTAGCTCTGACGTCACTGCTGTCGCAAACATCTCTGGCGACATTCAAGACGTACAGGACCAGCTGGCAGCGGTACAGGTGGTCGCTGACGATTTGCAGGAAGCAGTCTCTGAGATTGAGACAGTCGGTGCAAATATCGCTGACGTCAACACAGTGGCCGGCATTTCGTCTGACGTCACAACGGCTGCTGGTAACTCAGCAAACATCACAACGGTCGCTGGGATTAGCGGCAACGTCACAACAGTTGCTGGTATCTCATCTGACGTAACAGCAGTTGCTGGCGACGCAGCAGATATCGGTACTGTCGCAACAGACCTGACTGGTTCTAACAACATTGGAACAGTTGCCGGGTCGATCAGTAACGTCAACGCGGTTGGCGCTGCAATCAGCGACGTCTCTACTGTTGCGACGAACCTGACAGACGTTCAGTCGTTTGCGAATACATACCGCATCGGCAGCGCAGACCCATCCACTAGCTTGGATGAAGGTGACCTGTTCTTTAATACAACAGACAACGCGCTGAAGTATTACGACGGTACATCTTGGGCATCGATCACAGCCGGCCTGACTGACATTGTTGGTGATGCGACTCCTCAGCTTGGCGGTAACCTAGACACTAACGGCAACGACATTACATTTGGCGACAACGACAAAGCCATCTTTGGTGCGGGGTCGGATTTACAGATTTATCATGATGGAGCTACGGGCGAATCTTATATTACAGAGTCCGGCACAGCTAACTTTTTCATTCAAGGAACAAATCTTAGACTTCAAGACACGTTAGGTGCAAATTACCTTACAGCACAATCTGGTGGTGAACTATATTTGTATCATAATGGATTGCAAAGAGTCCAAGTTAATACCTCTGGCATTGACGTAACAGGCACAATCACGGCTGATGATTTATTGACGCTTGAGTCAGCATCTTCTTATAGGCCAGAAGTAAGACTTAAAAACACAAACTCTGACAATACTGCTCCGTATGTTGTACTGCAAAAAGACAGTGCGTCCCCTGCGAATAACGATGCTTTAGGAATTGTTTTATTTCAGGGCGATGATTCCACAGGGACTCCAACAAATTATGCAGAGATACAAGGCATCAGTTCTAACATTACTAATGGTTCAGAGCAGGGAACTATTAAGTTAAGAACAGCACAAGGAGGATTATTAGATCGTCTAACCATTGAAGGAAACGGCGACATCTCCTTCTACGAAGACACTGGCACGACACCTAAGCTGTTCTGGGATGCGAGTGCGGAGTCTTTGGGGATTGGGACGAGTAGTCCTAGTGCCAGATTAGAAACAAAAAATGCAACTGATGGAAGTACATTAGCGTTTCAAGCAACAAATGATAACGACCACGAGATTGTTCGGATAGGTGCGCAAGCTGATGGTGATGGATATTTAACTGTTCACGGTCAAGGTGTTAGTACAAATGTAAAAGTTCAATTACATTCAGATGGAGATTCTTATTTTACTGGTGGTAACGTAGGGATTGGTACGACAACTCCTACAATAGACAGTAGTCTTGCGGGATTGTCTGTTAATGCTAGCGGTACTGTGGCTCAAGTTAATAACGTCAACGGTGCAACTCTTAAACTTACTGATCCTGCAACAGGCGGGAACAGAGGTCTTGGCCTTACTCTGCAAGGTACAGAAGCCGCAATTTCAAACTGTGAAAGTGGTAGTTTGCGATTTGGTACGGGTAACGCAGAGCGTATGCGCATCGACTCCAGTGGTAACGTAGGGATTGGGACGAGTAGTCCAAATGCAACTTTAGATACTTACATTGGTGAAGGACTAACCACATTCGGAGACTTTGCAAATAGTGTAAGAGTGCAAGGTGGAAATAATACTGGTAAGTACGTTCCGATTACTTTTGGAGGTTATGGGAGTTATGCCCCTGCATCTATTGCATATTTGGTAACAACTGGTACGGGCAATACAAATGGTGCTTTGGTCTTTGGTACAAGGGATGTAACTACTGACACTAGACCAACAGAACGTATGCGTGTTGCTTCTGATGGTGATGTGCTTATCAATACTACAACCCCAGTCGCAGACACAGGAGCTATATTTTGTGTCGATGGCTCTGTTGGTTTTCAGTCGCAGGGACGGCCTTGTTTAACTGTCAACAGGCAGACGGATGACGGAAATGCTATTGAGTTTAAGAGAGGTGGAAATCCCGTAGGTAATATACGAGTAACAACCTCATCAACGTCCTACAACACCACATCCGACTATCGCTTGAAAGAAAACGTAGTTGACATGACAGGTGCAATCACCCGTGTCAAAGCACTTGCACCAAAGCGTTTTAACTTTATTGTTGATGATGACGCTACAACGGTTGACGGCTTCTTAGCACATGAAGCGCAAACGGTAGTTCCTGAGTCGGTCACTGGTACACACAATGAAGTAGACGATGATGGTAACCCAGTTTACCAAGGTATTGACCAGAGCAAGTTAGTACCGCTACTGACTGCGGCATTGCAGGAAGCCATTGCAAAGATTGAAACACTTGAAACTACACAGGCTGACTTGTTAGCCCGTATTGAAACACTAGAAGGAAACTAAACAATGACTACATTCACTTGGACTATCGCAAACCTAGAACGCACCAACGATGACGCTAAAGGCGTTGTTGTCGCACACTACCGTGTAGACGGTGTAGACGGTGAACACACAATGGGTGCATACGGCAGTCAGTCGTTCACACCAGACCCTTCAGCAGACGACTATGTTGCCTTTGCAGACCTCACTGAAGCCACTGTTGTTGGTTGGGTGCAGAACGCATTGGGCGGTGCTGAGAAAGTTGCTGAGATTGAAACGGCATTGCAGGGTAGGATCGACGAGCAAAGATCACCAGCAACCGTATCAGGGTTGCCTTGGGCCGCAGCGGAGTAAGTAAATGAGCGACGATAAGCAGAACCTCCCATTGACCGACGCGCAGATCGAAGCGATTGCGGAGAGAGCTGCTGAAGTCGCCTTGAACAAAGTGTATGCAGACGTCGGTAAGAACGTCCTCAAGAGAATGGCATGGCTGACAGGGGTGGCAGTTATTGGTCTGGCGTTATGGCTGGCTGGTAACGGGTCGCTGCCGAAGGGATAGTTGTGGACCCCTTAACTGCGATAGCTGCCTTCAACGCAAGTTACGCAGTCGTCAAAACCGCTGCTCAGAACGCAGGGGAGATCAGCCAGATATTCGCCGGCATCGGCAAGATGCTGTCAGCCAAGCAAGCAGTCGAACGCGCTGTACCCAATGACCCAGAGAAATCAGACCTAGAGCTGTACGCTGCCAAGGTGGAGCTGGATCAGAAGTGGGCAGAGATCGTCGAGATATTGAAGTGGACCGGCCACTGGGACGGCTATCAAAAGTTTGTACAGGACCGGCGCGAGACTGAGAAGCAAGCCAAGATCGCACAGGTGCGTGAAGCGCTGCGCAAGAAGAAGATGTACCAGGACATTGCGATCATTGTTGGCGGCGTCCTATGTTCTGCTGCTGTCATCGCAGCGTTTATATGGGCAATCAGTGAGGCGAGTAACTAATGGGATATTTTAATTCAGCAATTACGTCTCCGGACGCGATGCTAGAAATAGCACACCGTCGTGACCCCGGCGCACAAGCTGTCGATTTGTTTGGTTTCAACCGCACCATAGGCACAACATATGAAACTGTGTTCAACAACGGCGGCGGTATCTACCAGTTCCCATCTGAGATGGTGACACTGAGCTGCGTGTCGACCTCTGCTGCCGACACCATGTCGATCTTGATCCAGGGGCTCAATACCGATTACGAAGTTATCAACGACATCGTGACACTATCAGGCACAACACCAGTCGCATCCAATATCCAGTTCTACCGCATCAATTCAGCAGTCATTCTGTCTGGCACTAACGCTGGCGCCATTTCAATCACAAACAATGCCACAGTACACGCATACATTGAGGCGGAACTAGGCAGTGACCAAGGATTAATCTATACAGTGCCAGCCGACCACTCACTGTACATATTCACTGCACAGTTCACGTCAGGCACAGTCAACCCAAATAAGTATCTATTTAGCAGGGCGTTGACTCGCAGCAGCACTGGCCGACAGGTCAGATTTTGGGAAGCAACCTTTGCCACCAATGTGAACTACAGTCTGGTGCGCCCATTCAGAGTGCCGCCAAAGACTGACTTTACCATTGAGGCGAAATCAAGCAGCAGCGAGAACGAGCTGTCAATCTATCTCAATGCCGTACTAATGGAAGAGGATCTGTAAGATGTGGTTTCTGTTCGTTATCTTATTGGAGGCGGACAGATATATCGTTGGTCCGCAAGGAGTTTACCCAACAATGGAGGACTGCTTTGAGGCCAGAGATTTTTTTATGGCAACTGCACCGCAGCCCAAGATTAACTACGACTCGATCTGCATCCAGACAGATCACAATATAGGAGGCACATGATGTTCAGTGTCATCAGTAAGATGCTGGGATCAGGGGACGTCATCTCGAAAGGGATGGACCTGATCGACTCAATGCACACCAGCACAGAGGAAGAGATCCAGGCCAAGGCCAAGGCCAAGACAGATCTGCTGTCTGCCTACGCGCCGTTTAAGTTAGCGCAGCGTTACTTGGCATTGATGTTTGGGTTCACATTCTTATTCAGCTATGTCCTAGTCCTGGCGATGACGATCTCAGGACAAGGCGACCCAGACGCAGTGACCAAGGTCATGGAGCAGTTCAGTATCAATTATGCAATGCTGATTATCTTAGGTTTTTATTTTGGCGGCGGAGCTGTCGAAGGATTTATGGAGAAGAAAAAGAAATGAGTCTGTACGAAAACATCAACAAGCGTAGAGCTGCAGGCAAGTCACGCAGCAAAAAGAAAAGCACGATCAACGACAAGGTGTACGCACAAATGAAGGCAGGCAAAGGACCGTTCGCTAAGAAGAAAGAGGACAGCCAATGAGTTGGGAGTCCCCTTACTTCACCCATGGCGAGATGGCATGCAAGTGCGGCGACTGCAATGCAGTCGAGATGATGGACCCAGGGTTCATGGAGAAGCTCACTAGTTTGCGCGGCGACTGGGGTCAGCCCCTGGTCATCACCAGTGGGTACAGGTGCAGCCTGCACCCAGTCGAAAGATCAAAGGATAAGCCTGGCGCACACGGACGTGGCCGGGCAGCTGACATAGCAGTCAGCGGAGAAGATGCCTACAAGCTGCTGTGTGTAGCACTAGGGCATGGTTTCACAGGGATAGGCATTGCACAAAAGGGCAACCACTCATCCCGCTTCATTCATTTGGATGACCTGGACGAGACGGAGGCGTACCGACCGACTATCTGGTCTTACTGAATGAGACGGGACATTGGAAAAAAGGAAGTTTCCAGCGTCCCAAGCTGAGGCGCTGAGACAAGGTGTTACTTACTATTTCACCGGCAAGCCATGCAAGCACGGTCATCTGTCGGAGCGATTCGCTAAGAACAAGAACTGCCGCGAATGTCTACGCCTACGAAATCGCGCTAGAACAAAACAAGGTTACTGGCTCGACTACGGAGACGAAGCGTATAAG